CTACCACGTCTTGTTGCACCTTGATGAAACGCAGTCATCTGTGAATCAACCACGTGCATGAAAGGTATTACTCCTGTAGTTTTATTACCAATACTAGTAGCCATACCTTGTGATCTAACATCACCCCAGTATCCACCAATACCACCGCCCATACTAGACAACCAAATGTTTTCAGTATAGTGATCTGCTAAACCTTCTCTAGAATCGTCTACGTAATTTAAGAAACAAGATATAGGTAGCCCCCTTGTAGTTCCACCATTAGAAAGTATAGGGGTAGCAAACATAAACCATAGCTTACTCGAGTAGTCGTATAACCTTTGAGCATGTGCTTCATTATCAGCAAAAGCCATTGATGCTCTAGCGAAAGCGTCTTGTGGACTTGCTTCTGTAGGTAACATGTACCTGTCTTTTAGTATCATTTTACCTGCTGTTGTCAAGAGGTTATCACGCGAGTAGTCTATATTTATCTTCATTGTTTCTCCTTTAAGATTGTATTGTTTGTAGAGGGTCGAACTTTGCATTGTATCATATTACCTTAAACATGTTCAAGTGCTTTAGGGAAAACAACTCCATCTTTTACTTCGATGTAGCCAGAGTCCTCCATAGCTTTGACTGTTTGCTCCAATTCGCCAGGGTTAGGTATTTTACGTAGCAACTCCCTCTTAAATTTCTTTAGATGTACGTATTTATTTCCGTTATTTTCCATAGTATTCTTAAACCATGTACCCATATCTTGGGCTATCTTACCTGTTCTACCCATACCAAATCCTGCCAATGCTTTAGGCATATGTTCTTCTACTTCAAACATTAAGTCTTTAGTACGTTGCCAATGATCCCAAGTAATAATCCTACTACTACTATTAGAAGCTGATATTGACAAGGCTATCTTAATGAAGTGAGATACTCTACGCTGAGAATACTCAGATAGGTTAGGGTCGGTAGGCTCAGGCGGTAAGCCTGCTTCTATATCTGAATTGATTTTATCAAAAGCTTTAGGGTCAAAATGAGCAGGACCATACATCTTAGATATTTGAGATAAGTCTTCTCTCAAGTTCATTATAGTTTGATCATCAATTCTTTTTTGTAAAAGAGATTGAGGAATTTTTGGACCATCATAAAACACAGGTATGATTCTTGATAACAAACCTTGAGACCTCGCATCTTCAGGTAGGTTGTCTACAAATTGTTCAGGGGTAGCACAAGCTATCCAATTTAAACAAGGACCTTTAATAATATATTCTCCTGATGTTTTTGTTTTATGGGAGTACTCTTCTTTACTATCCCACATATCTGTTAGGAACATCTGTAAATATCTCTCGTGTCTAGATAAGAATGTACCTAACTCAGATGTAACTAAAGTAAGAGAGCCATCATGAAACTCATCACTTGGTGTTGACAATCTCATATCCCAACGAGAAGACTTACACATATCTACTGCAAGTTTCTCAGGAGTAATCCTATCTTGTATACAATACAAAGGGTACTCTCTCATACCGTACTGATCTAATCCAGAATTAAATTGCTCATGGTCTGGTTGAGATCCAGGTGGTGTAGTTAACTTACTAAATATCTTACTATATGGTAGAACAAGACTAACTGATTTGTTACGCCCAGGTCCAGCTATCATGACAACGAATATATTAGATCGTATATCGTAGTTCGCCATTGGAAACCAGACGCGTCTCCCGATAGCACCAGCTACTGAAGAAAGCGCAGACCATCTCCTAAATATTTTAGGAATAGGACTATCAGCACTCGCTTCAACACAAGCATCTATGTAATCTTTATATATTCTAGACATGTTTCTCCCATACTGTTAAATCTTTCCACGTGTTACCAACCTCGGCAACTGATGGAATAATAAGTTCTCTATCACCAACCTTGATAGGGTTAGTCATACAATTAATAATCTCAGGCATAAGTTCATCAACTCTATCCGTTGGCACTTGTCCTAGAATAGCGTCATGAACTTGCCCAAGTACTTGTACCCCTCTACCTTCGAGTTCATTCCACACACGATAAAGACCCATGTTCAATAGATCTCCTATGGTAGATTGGGGTACGTAGGCAATAGCCTCACGCAAAGTAGAGGCATCACTGAGTCTTCCCCAGAATTGTCTGCGCCTACCTAGTGGTGTCACTAGTGCCCCCTCCTGTTCTAACTGTTTATGCACATCCGAGTGCCACTTTTGTATACCAGGAAATGCTCCCTGAATACGCAAGTACTTTACTTTATCTCCAAACTCAACCCCATAGGAGGCTAGTTCATCAAAGCCTCCCTTGGGATCTTGCTTGTGCCAACGTGCTACAGAATCGACAGGTATAACTCCGCCATAATATAACAGTTGGAATCTCGTAGCGTGTGATATCTTAATCTGCAAATGTCTACCTAGTGAGGTAGCTGAAAGACCATAGTTGGTGCCATGCCCTGCTCTCTTACATATATCCCTATAACTAAAATGTAGGTAAAAAGGTTTGTCAGCTAAGGCACGCTCTTGTTTCGCGTCTCCACTCCAACCCATATTAGGCCACACCATTTTAACAACTGTAGTATGAAGGTCACCACTCTCACATGCATTGATGTACCCTTCATCGCCAGTAATATATGCAACCACGCGTGACTCTGCTTGTTCAAGGTCTGCATAAAACATAGTCATACCTGGATCAGGTACGAAAATTGAACGTAAGTCTTTCGTGATGTTTTGTAGATTAGTACCAGTACCCCAAGGCGATTCCGATGATGACCATCTTCCTGTCTCAGTTCCTGCTACGTTATATGAACAACGTATACGATTGTCTTTATCTTTAGTAGTATCTAATACGTTGAGTTGTTTATCAATGTCACGTAGTGCCATGATAGTATTACAGAATGGTCTTGCTCTAGGATATTCTTTACGTAAATGTTCTAGTGCTTCTCTATCTGTAGAAACTTTTTGCTTACCTTTCTTGTAAGAAATAACTGGAGGTAAAGTTAGTGACTTATAAAATAAGTCTTGTAATTGTTTTGGTGATGCGTGATTTAGATCTCTATCTACTACAGCATTAGAAAATAAATTAAGCATGCGCTCTAACTTTAATCTCTTATCTTTAAGAGGGGCACGCATATTTTTAACCTTATCATTGTCCACTAGCAAACCACGTTGCATCATTTCCATCGCAGGTTTTAAACTGTCTAGTTCAAACTGATAAGTTTTAGTAGTCTCTTCGTCTAATTCTTTTTTAATCTTCTGCCAAATCTCTAGAGTAACAGCACAGTCTAGCGCACAGTATGTCCAAAGAGTTTGTTCGGAATCAAGTTCTATATTTTGAATGTCTACATTCTTGATTATTTTTGCCATTGCTTTTTTCTCCCATATTAGTCTTCGTCTAAATCGTAATCTCTTTCTATAATCATATCAATATAATGTTTAGCTTTGAGTAAATCTTCTTTGCCTCCCTTCCTAGTATGCCTACAAATATACTTGATAGCATTACCCTCAGCGAACAGCATCTTATTTTCATTAACAAATACTGATGGTTGTATTTCAAACTCTTTATAATGGTATCCGCCTACTTGCGTAGCATAAGCTGATGTTGTTTTATTGTTTGTATAACTCATTCTCTCCACCTACTATATTAAATATTTCATCTCTCACTTCTTTAGGATTTAGTTCTGCATACTCACACACAACACTAAAGTCCTCTGATTTTCCGCGCAACCAAATCTTTGCTTTCTCTTTGTTTGCTTGAAATTCTCTTGCATTATTCACAGTCATAAAATCTATTAACGCTTGGTCTATGACAGCCCTCCACAGCCGTACTTCCTTTTCAATAGTTACTAAATCATTTGGTATTGGTAACTCCGAAAAGTACGGAGCTCGTTTCATTTATTATAATCATTCTTTCCTGGTGCTCTTTGAGAACTTAGCCATAGTTTTCCAAGCACCCTCATTAGTATAGATCGAACCTAAGTAGCCCAATCCTTTTTGTTGTTCTGGTTGTAGCGAATGTTGTGCGTGCATTGTATCATGCACTACACCTGATACTAGTATATTCTTTTTATATCGTAACCAAGATACATCATACGTTTGATTCTGTGCTACCTTAGTTATCTTATCGTTCTCTAGTATTTTCTTTATCCATTGCCATGCCTGTACCTCTTCATCATAAGAAGTCCAATAGTTCTTCAGGTCTTTTCTTCCATCGTAAAATGGAACTACGAGAGCAACACTATCACTAGGAGCAAACCCAATGCAAGTAATGTCACCTGATGCGGTCTCGATGTCGAAACTAAGAGGTACGTCTTCATTGTCCTCTCGTATATATTTTTCTTCAAAGTCTTGAAGGTCTTTAATAGTTGGTTCAATCCATAACTCTCTTTCTACTATTTTAGTTTCTTTAGTTTCTGATTCCAGTAATGCTTTCTTTATATCGGCAAGCACTATCGGTCTGAAATCGTAGTTTCTAACTATGGCACTAGGACTATACGTGGCAAGAACTTTTGTTTCCTCACTTAAAGTTTTAGAATTTAAGATTGTTCCCCTGTAAGTTCCAACTTTGTCTAGTCCTGTCAGCGCCCATAATGCCAAGCTACCCATAGCAATAATGATATTAGGTTTCACAGCATTAAGCTCGTTTGCTAATCTCTCTATGTCTGATTCCTTTTCTTCCTTCAGATAACCAAACCCACTCAAAGAATATTTACTACGCCAGTCTGTTGTCTTACATAATGCTTTGTACTGTGCACGATTATGAAAGAAGTATGCTGGGTTTTCTTGAGCAGGCTTAGTAGAGATTGCGTATGTCAGCAAGCAGTTCTCCACACCTATGTCTAATATCTCGACTAGCTGGTTGAACATTCTACCAGCAGAACCTGTCATAATTTTGCCAAGTCTAGCCTCATCGTTAGTAGGAAAGTCAAAGACAAAGGCAACATTACATTGCAGATCGTTCTTTGGTTTCTGAGATGGAACTGGTTTAAGAACTGCGTGCTGTGTCATGATTAGTTACTCAGTATTCTTTTTACTGAGGCTTGTAAGATATCTTTATTCTTACCAACCATCTCATGTTTGACAACTCCTTTGAAGGATTTGCCTATTGCCATTTCTAGCAATTCACTATAAGGTAAGTCATCTACATGACCTAACTCAATCCCTGATGTAAGGAAAGACTTAAGACCCGTTGCAGGGTTCTTAACCTTCAGTGCATTCGGAGTTGCCCAAAACTCCATACGTGTCGGCTCTGCATTAGGCAGATCAGAATCCTTAAGATCCGATTCTAAAATACCTGTAGCTTTGACATTCACTTTTACAAGTGGTGTCTGGTTCTCCCCTACCACATCCGCTCTATAGCTAGTGATAGTGAAGTCATAACTACCCTCAGGTAATACAACTGATTCAGGTGTCTCCTGGGGTGTCATGTTTAGAAAGTCAGCAATGTTTGACATTATTTGTCTCCTTTCGGTTTGCTTGTTTCAAGTTTACTTTTCGCATTTGATTGTATGGAAGTAAACAACTTGTTCAAGTCTAGTTCCATGTTAGATTCAATCAAGCTAGGCGCAGTTACTTTGAGATCCATCTTGTTATCAGATACTGTTCTCAGAGAACGTTCATTGCCTTTGCTTGTTGTCTTACTATCAATACGACATACGCAGTTAAAGTATCTACCTATCTTAGTAGATAGCTTTGAGCCTACGGAAGTAGGATATGCTTTCGCAATTCCTAACTCACCTTCCATGTACTGAATATGTGAAGTAACTACCACGTTACATTTCACCTCGTCTCCTGTAATATATTGAAGAATATTTTGTACATCTCTAGCGGCAGTTCCCCATTCAGGTTGGGTTGGTTGCTCGGTAGGTTTCTTATTGTTGAAGACAAGAGCACCCCTTAGTGCCGCTTCGCCCATCAACGTTAGAGAATCGATAACTAAAACAGTATCGTCTCCCCATTCTTTCACAGAACCTAAGTTCTCTTCTCCGTCTTTCCAAGTTGACAACAACTGTGCCCCTCTTCTAAACGCAGTAGCTTGTCCTAGTGAATCTCTTAATGTAACATATGATACCCTAGATACTGCTTCAGGTGTTAAGTATTCTGGTAGAATATCTAAGCCGTCATCATAATCTAGGATACGTAGTTTTTTACCTGCGTTAGCTAAACTCGCCAGGGCAGATGTCTTACCACTACCACTATCTCCTACGAGTAGTAGCTTGGTAACACTTGTTGATTTATGTTTACTAATGTTTGCCATTACGGTCTCCTATTTAAGTTGTAAGTATATACTAAATAAATTAATTGTCAAGAAAATATTTATTAAGCAACTCAATTTGTTCTTCATACTTACCCATTGCATTAAGTTCTTTCTCTATACTTTCTAGTATATCAGTGTGCTCACCAACACCGACAGCACTATCCATGTAAATTAATACATTTGCTTTGTGCTTTGCAATCTGTCCTTCAGCATGTTTCAACATTGCGTCAATCATTATTAGTTTCATTGTTTCCCCCCTTCTACCACTTCAAGTACTGTTGGTTTTGTTTCTTCTAAATCTGCGTGAAGTTCTTGTCTGAAATCTTCTTTAAAGAACATCTCTCTTTGATTACCTGCATGTGAACAAGTCTCTCTAAATTTGCAACCACCATAATTATTACACGCAGTAAAATCTGCGGGGTAGTAGCCAGAGTTAGCATATACATCTGATATATCAAGGTGATGAATCGTATCATCATACCACTCGTCAAGTAATTCTTTTTGTACATTGAATACTTGTCTAGCAAACCTTGTAAAGTTAACACCTGTTTGTACTCCGTCAATGATAGCACCATCAACAGGCAACTTAAGTACTTCACGACATGCCCATATGTATGCGAAGATCTGATTGTTTGGCATGAAGCCTTTGAAATAATAATCAGACAACGCAGTCTTTGTAGTTTTAAAATCTACAATATATAATCTATCATCTATCGTAACTATCTTATCAATTCGTCCACTAAATCTATGACCTCTCTCGCCAATAGGTACTTCGAATCTCTGCTCAAGAGCAGGCGTTCCGTCAGGCATAGTAGCTAACTTAAGATTATCATCCCAGTATTCTTCGGCTCTCCACACTACAGCACGTAGTGCAGATTCTAATCCTCGTGCTTTATCATCAGAGTTTTTTAGATCCTCGCCAAAATTTTCGAGCACAAATTTAATAGCACGTTGTAGTGCTTCGTCTTTAGATTTGCCTTCGAACTTTGCAATCTCCATCTGCTCAAAGCCTTCGTGAACGGCTGAACCAAATCCTGTGGCAGTACCATAGCTAGCATGTTTCCAACCATTTAGCACAGACCAATCATAATATCTAGGACATGCTAAAAAAGAACTTAAGCTAGATGTATCCCAAACCTTTTGGATGGGGGCACCTCTTTCATTCCACACGAACTTACGTAGTCTCTCTGGTAACTCACTCATTATTGTCTCCTTATTTTATTGATGGCAGTATAACATTAGGTCTATACTCCACATAGTTCTCAATCAAATCTGATGGAACACATTTCAACATCAGACCATCTATATCATTCAGTTCTTTTGATATACTTGCACGTGCTATCTCGCAATTATTAACATCAGGATATAAAAATTGTGATGCCATGTTGATACATTTCGTATCATCAACAGGACCTAAACATAAATATCCTATTAAAAATACTACTGTTTTCATGTCTCAGATAACAACAAGTCTAAAGGATTCTTGTCGAACTTTTTAGGCGCTGTCTTTGTAGCAGTACTCTTACTTATTCTCTTGCCACTAGCTTCTGCCTGTCTCACATTCTCTCTTGTTGCTTTTAAGTAAGCCACAATAGTTTTAATTCCCTCTTCATTCTCTGCTAATTCTAAGGGATCTGTCTCTAATAATTCTGTAGGAATCTCTAGAGTATCTTCTTCTTTTTCTTTAGTCATTAGTGTTTGGTCTCCTCACCGTAATGTTTGAAAGCATTTACAACTTCGCTCTCTGATTTGATAGCTTCTTTTTGCATCTCGTCTATCATTTGACCAGACGTAGATGTTGTATGTAGAACGTCAGCTAGTAAGCTAAGCATACCCATTGCTCCATACTTTAGGAAAGACAATCTCATGCCTACCTCCATCATGGCAGATACTAATACATCTGTTGAGTAGCGTTCACTTGCTTTTATAATTGCAGGTTTTAATTCTTCCACCGCTTTTTCAAATTCTAATCTATACTGTTCTTCTTCAATCATATCTCTTCTCCTGTATCTGAATCCTTGATAACCAAGTCTTCAATTCTGTCAAGGACATTAGAAATTTCCACACCCTCTTTGGTTGTATCTATGGACAGCATATCATACTTGTTATGATCAACATCATCTTTACCAGCCATCTGTTCACGATATGCTTTTATATATCGGTGCATCCTCATCTTTAAAGCGAAAGGATTGTCGCTTGGTATCGTTAGTTTAACGTCTTCTTTATCAACTGAATCAATATATTTACTTGCCTTTTCCAAAGCGTTTGAAATATCTATCTGTTGGAATAAATTGTAAGTCTTTGGATTGAACCCCATCTCCATGTACCTCCTGTAAATATTCGTAATCGTTTGAATCAAATCTAGGATCATCCATAAATTCGTTAACGTCCATCCTGTCGTCAAACAATTCGAGTGTCTCATCTAATAGGTGCTCATCACCTGTTTCGTATAGTCTTTTCTTTGTCATAATGTAGTCCTTTCTTATGTTATTAAATGATAAATAGCACTAAATAATAGTAGCGAGGGTATTCCAAACCAAGTCATTACTATTAAAAGCTTAGTAAATGCAATGCAAAATTCTTCAAAGTCTGTCAAGGATTACTCCATTCCATTACATTTCTTTTTATCTTTATGTTTTCTCTAGTCAAGAAGCTAGGTGCGTAAGGTATATCTTCCATGACATACATCTTAACAATCATTTGGGTTTTATTACTTAGGCGAACTAAGTTCTCTACCATTTTATATGATGCCCCTCTCTCCATTCTATCTATGTAATGATAGATAGCTTCGTTAGTTATTTTAAAAACCTCGCCTCTTATCTTATACTTAAATACATCAGCATTATCTTTACCTCTGTACACTATAGGATAAGCATTACTTAAATCTCCCATGTTAAAGTTTGAGTCTACAGTTATTGCAGTATCTATAAACTCTTGCGTCTTAAGAAGATCGTGTAGTCTTTCGTTTCTTTTTAGCGTTCCGTACACGAACAGGTATTCTTCCACTTTCTTTTCCTTCCCTTTCCATTTCAAACTTAATCCAATCACCTAGTCCACTATGACATAGCACTTCGGTTATAAAATTACCATATGAATTAACAATCGTTTCTTCTTCTTTTTCTTTCAAATGATATTGATAATAACCTACATGCAGTAGTTCATGCAGTACTACATTGATTGCGTCAGCACCCCCTAGTTCAATCATCTCTTTGTCTAGAAAGATTTGATAGGGAGGTTTAATTACAAACGTACCTTGAGCCTCACCAACTTCGTACATTAATTTGTGAGGTATACAAACTAACTCAACTTTAAATGCACCAACTCTTATGTACTTAGGTAGTTTCATAATATATTCTTATCACATTTTAGAACGAATGTCAACAAATTTATTATCTTCATCGTCTCTTATGTGTATATTATACCAGACCCATTTCATTTTAGTTAATGGTTTAGGTTTCTTGATATTTAATAGTCTATATATTAAGTTCTTTATCATTTAGCTCTGTCCTTTCTTACTGTCATTGTGTCGGGGTGTGTGGTATAACCAACCCATGTCACTGATCTCTTGCCTGTTAAATGCTTCGACAAATTGTCGGACATTATAATACTTAGGATTATATTCTGCTGTACCTACGCCACTGTCAAGGAATCTTTGTAGTTCTTCATCCGTCACAGTGTCGGAGGGATTCCAATAGGCTATATCCCATACTAAATCCTCACCCTTCATTGTGTATTCCTAACCATTGGAAGTATGCTTTGTGATCCTCTATCCTTTGTTGAGGAAATGCATCATAACATTTAGCCATACGTTCTACAATAAATGCTTCGGTTTCTTTACTAGATATATGCTTATCCATAAATTGATACACCCCTTTAGCGAAAGCTAGGTTGTGTCTATCTTCTATTTTAACTATCTTACTTTCTTTCTTTGTCATCTCTACCCTTTTCCTTCTTTACTTTTTCGCGTAATTCAAAAAGTCTTAATGCTTTGTTGACTGATAAGTTCCCATTAGCATTTAGTTTTTCTAGTGTACTAAACTCTGAGTGTTCTTTTGCGTTCATTGTGTATCTCTTTCTCAATGTACATATGAAGTATTTGTATTTCTACTTCTCTTTGTACGATTTGTTTATGCATATAAAGATATGCTCCACCATATCCTAAAGCACCCATGATTACCAGCATTAAAAATAATAATATATCTAATCCCATAGCACACCTGCCATTACGAGCACGATAGTTGAAGCTATCATTACTATTTCAATTACGTTCCCATCTGTATACATGTTATGTGTCCTCGCTTTCTTTTATTTCGGCTTCCTTATCTCCAAACATTTCTCTGTCTTTCTTTAGTTCAGCTACAAGTTTCTTTTCATATTCACTTAGGTTGTTATCGTCTTGTTCTTCTAGTTCCATAAGCCATGCTTTAACTTTGCCCATGTTCTTCCTCACTTTCTTCAAATAAATCTATGACATCATTCCTAAAACCATGATAGGCGTTAATGTGATCTTGATCTGCAGGATTATAATCAAAGTGTTTGATAACTAATTTAAATAGTTCATCATCTATTTTCATAAATTCTTTGTCAGTCATTTACTTCCTCACTTTCCTGTGTTAATTGTTCTAACTTCTTGTTGAAGTATTCCGTTGCCTCGAACCAACCTTGTGCTATTAGTTCATCATCAGTTAGTTCATCTCGTTCTTTGTACCTATCAAGAGAATCAGATAGTTCTGAGTTCAATCTAATAAGTTCAGTCTTTAAATCGTTTATTATCATTTCCATATTATAATCCTTTCTGTGAATAATTCAATGACTTTTTTGTCGCACTAGTATAATACCGAGAGAACACCGAATGTCCTCGTATTACACCATAACCGAGTACCCCACCCCCACCCCTCTAATATACGATTTTAATTATATTATTTTTTTATTATATATAGATATATATAAAGGGTTAAGGTATGACATACCAGGAATGGGTGTTATTCGGGGTTTGTCGGTGATCTGTCGGTGTTATATTGTGAGTAAGGGGGTGTTGCAATTCATTTTGCCGTGCCCCCTCACTCGTGAGGTATTAGCCATGCTAATCTTTTAAGTTAATGGGATTGAATACATAGAGTCATCCCATTCAGTAGGGTATCGATTATCAGCTAGATGTTTTTCGTGGTCTTTAAATACAATGTTGAATTTATTTCTACCTAAACAGGCACTAAATAACTTCATTGATTTTGGTATACCTTTTGGCATATTGTGTGATCTAAATGCTACATCAAAAGGATTGAGTGTCGGTCCACTACTACTGAAGAAGGGTAATTTATCTCGCAGCTTAGGATATAGATTAGGATATGATTGCCATATGTTAGAACGTTTCATGAACCTTCTAAGTCTTGCGGAGGTTTTATCTTCCATTTCAGTTGCATCATAATCGTAATAAGATACTCGTGTACCCCTAGCTATTAGTATATACTCAGAAATATTTCTTCTGCTAACAGAACTAGCATTACCCAAGAGTTTTAATCGCTCAGTTAGATTCTGCCTAAGCTTATCAACAGAACTTCCGTCTTGTTCTATAACTTTATACCTATGTAATGAAGGGTATATAGCAGGTAGAATTTTGGCGATGCTCCAATTTATATTTTTCATATATAGCGAATCGTTTTCGTATTCATGATACAAAGCTGTACGTACATTGATATTATCATTAGCAATTATGTGACTAGGTAGTTGTCTAGCTTCTTGTACATTCATTAGAACCTTAGACTTACTTCCTTTGCGTGATACTTCAATGAAGTTATCGCCTGTGAATAATGATACACCAAACAGTGTATCATTACCTATCTTATTCATATGATATACAGATTTAGTCATTATTTATTACCTTTCTTTGTTGATTTGTATTTAACCTGAGTGAGTTCATGTACAGAATCATACAATTCTTCTTCATCAGCGTAGCATAAGTCATGCAATAGTTCTGCTGTACCTGAGGGATTCATTTGTACAATCTGATTTATCTCATCACTTGTAGCACCATAGATATCACATAGGTTATACAGTTCACCATCTCTACACATATCCCATTTCTTACTTAGGGGTACGTGTTCTTCTTTGTCGTAGTCATAGTTGTCTACGAATGAGTGACCTAAATCCCAATTATCATAGTAATCACTTTTGAGTCTGTGATTAGTACCATAGGTGGTGTATGTTAGCTTAGGTTTATTACTTCCCAATGTATCTGTTATAGGATCGTAATCCATACCCATACCTCTTGATAGAGAGTACGTATTGGATAGCCACATATCATTCTCTAGTGTTTCACCCTCATCTTCGTTGATGATTGTGAATTGCTTTGTCTTACTGTCTAGAAACAATAGCTTATCACTACCAATACTTTCAGCAATCATTTCTTGCCATTCAGTATTGTATAACAATTCAGGATTGTTAGCTAACATTGGACGTAGTACATACTTAACGTATTGATGAGTATCGGATTTGTCTTTGTCGATCATAGGCGTTGGTAATGCAGGTCCGTTATGCATCATGAAAACATCACGCCCATGCTCTTCAGCATTTAGTACACTAAATGGGTGACAGTTTCCTTTGTTGCTACTACCAGCAGTAGTGAATCTCCAATGTAATCCCATTGGAATCTTCATGTCTTTGTACTCATCAAATAGCTTGACGATATCGTCAGCAGTCTTAGGTACAATCTTTCTTGTTTGTATTCTACCTTTACGTAGAAACATGATACCAAATCCGTCAGAATTATTCTGATAAGCTGATTTGATTAGGTTTTCTTTGACTTCGGATGAGTCATTTGTTTTAACTATTAAGCACATTCGTTTACCTCACTTTCGTTAATAGTATTTATTCTAGCTTTGCTTTTAACGTAATCGTTTTTAACAAGCCACTTATATAGGTAGGGATATATTGCTCTGTTGCTTTGTAATCCTACCCAGTCTACAAAGTTTTCGTATGTCAGATTAGACACAGATGTAGTATCTATATCGTAAGCTGATTGTTTTGCAAATCTTACCAAAGCATGTACAAATTCTAGGTTTCTAAATATACCAAACTTCTTGAGGTTGCCTCTGAATATTCGGAACTCAATGGTACTAGCTTTGCCTAGATTTAAAGCTTCATACTTATCGCTTCTTTGCAATCCATTCTTAATATGTTTATCAGATTGTCTTGCCCATTGGCTAGATGATCTACCTGCGATCTTGTGAACGAACTCTCTATTGTGTTTGCTATTGATGAACACTAATAGTTTACCAATATCTAAAGGTGTCACAAACTTTCTGCCTACGTGGATATGTGTACCACATGTTTCAGTATGCCATGATTTGATACGCCCTGTAAAGTCTTTCTTACTCTCACAGAATTTTGACCAATAGTATTTCTGTGCTTTTAAGGTAGCTGGTGCAGTCACAATCTCACCACCATTACGAAGCGATCCGTCATACTTTACCAAAGCGAAGTCTCGCATTGTACTATGTATATCTGATACTACACCTCTAAGGCATATATCATTACGAGCTTCCCATTCACCCTCATATCCTAGTAGCATTTCGTCATCTGTATCACTTGGTAGACTTACCTTGTTAGGTAAAGTATCAAGCACATTGTAATCATAGGCGTATCTACCATAACTTTCTTCATCCTCATCATCATAGTATTCTTCATCATCATAAGGAAAATCATCTTCATGGTAATACATTCCGTCATCCTCATGATATCGGTATGATGCATCAAGACACCCACTGCAAACAAACCTGTCAAGATTTGCACCTTCAATATAGGTTGCCTCATCTTCATGCATATAGGTATCACAATCCATACACTGTCTGAGATCGTAGTCCGTACAACTTTCAGTGATAAGCTTGTATTTAAAAGGTATTATTCTTCTACTTCTTTTACCTTTTTCTACTATATATTCTTCATTAGACGGTGTATCGATTAGATTTATATATAGAAGTTTTGTTTCTTTAATTACTGTATCCATAAGGTTGAAGCAGTCTACTATATCAGCATTGTTAAAATATTTTTCTATAGCATTTGAAGATGTATTGAGTATATTTGAATAACGCATAAACTTTAATACATCATAGTACGATTTACCTAATGTAAGACAAGAAGTATTTCGTAGAGTTTTTAGTAGTGTTTGTTTTGTTTCTGTCATGAATAATACCTCATTATTATTATTAAAAATATAGCTAGGATTGTAGCAAATACCGAAGTAATTACAAGTAGCCATTCTGTCGCATTAGAAATAAAGTTTTCTAAGTTAACCTTTTTGTTAAAGAGCATTATGCTCCCTCGTTCATAGTTGACGCTTGTACCTGTAAACATTCTTGATGATTTAAACTAGCATCAGCATATACTGTTATAAATCCTTGCTTCTTATACATAGCATTAAATCGTGAATAGGTTGCGGGGTAAGGCACTCCATTCCTATCTAAATAAGGGGTTTCTGTATTTAGATATTTTGATACGCTTTCGTAAGTAGCTTTTACATTTCCGAATACTTTAGGATAGTCAATAAAACTACCATATAATATATTAACAATTCTACTCATTTTATTTCTCTTTCTTCTGTAGATAGCTACAGATATAAAACCCATTAAAGAGGTTTATATTTGTGTCTAGTCGACATATTCGTAAGTAATATATCCGTCTTCGTCTATTACTTCTTGATATCTTGGTCTACCAAAACCTTCTTCCCAATCGAGAGTTTCTTGTAAATCGCTAGTTTCTTCTGGTGTTAGTTCTATATCGTTTTCCCACTTTTCTTCAATCAGCTTCTTTTCTTTTTTGTTAAGTAATGGCATTATTATATTCGCTTTCTTCTATACTTTAGGTATAGAGCCAAATCCTATTTGAAAAGGAGGAAACTAGGATTTAGCTTTATATCTAATTAATTGTTTTATTATCGTATTCTTGTATTCGTTCCTCAATTCTATCAAGGATAACATCAAGAGGGGTTGGTGTATCGTATCCATGAATTTGTTCTATATAAAAGTTCATAGATTGGAGCAGTATTACTAATTCTTTCCTACTCAGCTTTTTAATATTCAGCTTATCAAATAACATCTTTAGTACCTCACTTTTTTGATCTGTTAGTAGTGTATCAAATTGCTAGATCAATTCAATTTGACACATTGTCACATGTTAAGCACTAGCTATCTTGTTCCAATATTCGTAATCTTTGTGTGCTTTCGCTTTTCTATAAGACACTGCATTTATTAAAGCGTATCTCATTTCCTG